CCCGGCCAGGCGTGCCCGAACCCAGCGGCGACCGACTACTGGGCGCAGCGGTTGCGGGACCTTCCCCTCGCCGATGCCTACGTGGTCAACCTCGGCGTGGTCGACAGCAAGACGGCCGGGACGGCGACGACGCACGGATACGCATGGTGGAGCCAGAAGATCGACTGGCTCATGGCGCAACTCGGCGGCAAGCCGGTCTTGTGGAGCAACCTGACCTGCACCCATGTCCCTGCCGACCGTACGCAAGGCTGCCTGACGATCAACCAATCGCTCTGGAACGCTCGGGCTCGCTGGCCGAACCTGGTCTTCGTGCAGTGGCGCAATGTGGCCGAGGCGAACTACCCGGCCTGGTTCGATCCTGACGGCATTCACTACAGCCCCAGTGGCTACGCCGGTTACGCCGACTTGATCAAGTCCACACTCGACACGGTGCTCCCGAACTAGGGGATCAGCATGGCCACGCTTGTCCTACGCAAAGCTGCCTCCACCCTTCGGGGTGGGGACACGCTGCGTGGACAGGCGGCGGGCGGTCTCTCATCGAACATCGGGATCGCCACCGAGGTCGACCTGGCGATTGCCACGGGCAAGGCGAAGGCCGCTACCCCCACGCTCGCCACCGAAGTCGACCTGGCACTGGCCACCGGGAAGGCCAAGGCCAAGGCGTTCGGGATCGCTACCGAGGTCGATCTGGCGCTGGCTATTGGCAAGGCGAAGGCCAAGGCGTTCACACTCGGCTCCGAACGGGACCTGGCGCTCTCATTCGGCGTTGCACCGGTCACGGCCACCGAGCACGACCTGGCGCTGGCGGTCGGCAAGGCGAAGGCGAAGGCGTTCACGCTTGCCAGCGAAGTGGACCTGGGCCTGGCCATCGGCAAGGCCAAGGCGAAGTCGGAAACGCTCGCCAGCGAAGTGGACCTGGGCCTGGCGGTGGGCCAGTCCAAGGCCAAGAGCTTCACCCTCGCCTCCGAGCGTGATCTTGCTTTGGCCATCTCCGCTGGCGGCATCATCGGCACTGCCACGGAGCACGACACGGCGTTGGCTCCGACCAAGGCCAAGTCCAAGGCGTTCACGGTTGCCACCGAGGCCGACACGGCGCTCGGCCTGACCAAGGCGAAGGCCAAGGCGTTCACGCTCGCCACTGAGATCGACCTGGGCCTGGCAGAGACCACGGCGAAGGCCAAGGGCTTCACGCTGGCCAGCGAAGCCGATACGGCGCTCGGTGTAGGCAAGGCCAAGGCGAAGGCATTCACGCTGGCCAGTGAGGCCGATACTGCGTTGGGTCTCGGCAAGGCCAAGTCCAAGACCTTCACGCTGGCTTCCGAGGTCGACCTTGGCTTGGCTATCAGCAAGTCCAAGGCGAAGGGGTCCACGCTCGCAGCCGAACGGGACCTGGGGCTTGGCATCACGGGGTCGAACGCACTCGGCATCGGCAGCGAACGTGACACGGCGCTGGGCCTCGGCAAGCTCAAGGCCAAGAGCCTCGGGATCAGCACCGAGGCCGATACTGCGCTGGGGCTGGGGCACAGCAAGGCGAAGACGCTCACGGTGGCCATCGAGCACGACCTGGGCCTGGCGCTCACCGGGGTCAAGGCCAAGGCCATCACGGTGTCGGTCGAGCACGACACGGCGCTCGCCATCGCCGGGTTCCTTGCCACGGTCAACTTCGCCATCAAGTACCCGACCTACGCCACTGTCAACGGCGGCCACACTGGTGCAGCCGTGGTCGGTGCGGGCAAGGCCACCGTCAGCGGTGGTACCCGTGCCACAATTGGTTGATGGCCGACTTCTCGCTCAAGGTCGGGGATCGGTCCCCGAGCATCTACGCCACTCTGAGCGATAGCTCGGGGGTCACGTGGTCTCTCACCGGTAGCACGGTGCGGTTCACCATGACCAACGTGCTTACCAACGTCATCAAGGTCAACCGGCAGGTTGCTGCCATCGTGGACGCCACGCTGCACACGGTGCGCTACGACTGGGCGGCCAACGATGTCGACACAGCCGGGCACTACTACGCCGAGTGGGAAGTGACCTTCCCCGACACCAAGACGGCGACCTTCCCGAATGACGGCCACAACGTCATCCAGATCATGGCGGCGTTGGCATGACCTTCGTCGACAACCTCCCCAACGGCCCCAACGGCCAGCACCCCTTCGCTGCACCGGAGATTCCCGACGGGGTTGTTGTCGAGATCGACGGCCTCGGCTACCTCGAACTGGGCCAGTCGGGCCTGCGCAGATGGTCCGGGTACGTCAACGAGGAGTTCCTTCAGCACCTCCAAGGGACCCGTGGGGTCCAGGTCTACCGGGAGATGCGGGACAACGACCCGATCATCGGGGCCATCCTCCAGGCGATCGACACGCTCGTGCGCCAGGTCGAGTGGCGGGTCGAGTCCCCCGGCAAGGAGGACGACGGCCGGGTCGAGTTCCTCCAGCAGTGCATCGACGACATGAGCCACACCTGGGAGGACTTCATCTCCGAGGTCATGTCGATGCTGCCGTACGGCTGGAGCTTCTTCGAGATCGTCTACAAGCTGCGCAGGGGTCCGCAGGCCGAGACGCCCCAACTTCGGTCTCGCTACGACGACGACCGGATCGCATGGCGCAAGTTCGCACTGCGGGCACAGGACACGCTCGCCAAGTGGGTCTTCGATGACCACGGCGGCATCCGGGGCTTCTGGCAGTACGCCATCCCCAGGAACAACCTGGTCTACATCCCCATCGAGAAGGCACTCCTGTTCCGCACCACGACGTACAAGAACAGTCCCGAGGGCCGGTCGATCCTGCGCAACGCCTACCGGCCGTGGTACTTCAAGAAGCGCATCGAGGAGATCGAGGCCATCGGCGTCGAGCGGGACCTGGCCGGTCTGCCGATCGCCTACGTGGACCCGGCCATCTTGAGTCCCGATGCAGCGGCGGGCGACGTGGCCATGCGCACGTCGATCGAGAAGCTGGTCAAGAACGTGCGCCGGGATCAGCAGGAGGGCGTGGTCTTCCCTCGGGTCTACGACCAGAACAACAACCTGGTGTACGAGTTCCAGTTGCTCGCCAGTGCGGGGACCCGCCAGTTTCCGACCGACCCGATCATCCGGCGCTACGCCGAGCACATCGCCATGACCGTGCTGGCCGACTTCGTGCTTCTCGGGCACAAGGACGTGGGCAGCTACGCCCTCAGTTCCGACAAGACCAACATCTTCAGCTTGAGCCTCGGCAGCTTGCTCAAGACGATCGCCGGGGTCATCAACCGCCACGCCATCCCACGCTTGCTCGAAGTCAACGGCATGGAGCTGGAGGACCACCCTGAGATCGTGCCTGGCGACATCGAGCAGCCGGACCTGACCCAGCTCTCCGACTTCATCAGCAAGCTCAGTGCAGCGGGCGTGCCGTTCTTCCCGGACCCCGAGCTGGAGAAGTACCTGCGGGCAGCGGCCAAGCTCCCGGAGATGACCGACGAGGACCTGGCCCACCGAGAGGAGATGGCCGAGCTGGCCCGCCAGAACGAGATCGAGTCGGCCGAGCTGGAATCGCAGATGCGGGATCAGCAGATGCTCATGGCGGAGGGCGGCATGGAGACCGGGGCCGGGATGCTGGCCGGTGCCGGGTACCAGTTGCCCGACGACGAGGACGAGGACGAGAAGGGCAAGAAGGACGACGACGAGAAGGACAAGCAGCAGCCACCTCCGGGGCCGATGGGCAACGCACCTCCGCCCATGCCTCCACCGACGCCTCCGCCTACCCCTCCGGGCAGGCGTCCGGTGCCTGCCAAGAAGCAGCGGTGACCCGTGGCCGGTGCCAACGTCCAGATCGACGGGGCCAGGCTGGCGGGGGTGCTGCGGCTCGTCTCGAATCAGCTTGAGCCTCAGATCGCCCGTGCCTTCCTGCGCTCAGTGGGGCGGCTCAATCGCTCCGATGCGCTGCGCAAGGTCCTCACCGAGATGGAGCGGGGCGTCTATCCCAGTGCCTCAGCGCTAGAGGGCCTGTGGCTGGACCTGGAGCAAATCCGGGCTCTGGTGGCCCAGGCGTACCTCCACGCCGCTCAGGCGGGCTCTGCGGCTGTCTCGGCGATGGTTCCGGCCAAGTTGACCTTCAACGCCACGAACCCGTGGGCGGTTGAGTCCATGTCGCAGCTTTCGCACCGGTTGGTGGCGACGACATCGCCGACCCAGGAGTCTATTCGCCAGGTCCTCGACACGATCGTCCGGGGCGGCGGGGCCATCGACGACGCCGTGCCGCTCATCCGGCGTCTCGTGGGGTTGCTCCCCCAGCACGCTCAGGCGGTCGCCAACTTCGATGCCGGGCTGCGCAAGCGGGGCGTCAACACTGCGGCACGCCGGGCTCAGGTGGCGGCCTACTCGACACGGCTCCGCACCTACCGGGCGTGGAACATCGCCAGGACCGAGATCATGCACGCTCAGAACCTCGGTCTCGATGACGCTTGGGTAGCGGGAGTGGACGCCGGGATGATCGACCCCGACCCCGAGTTCACGAAGCGGGTGTGGATCACCGCCAAGGACGAGAAGCGCTGCGAGATATGCGCCGACCTGCACGGCAGGCTGGCGGCGATCGGCAAGAGCTTCGAGGGCAAGTACGGCGTGTTCGAGCGACCGGCTGCGCACCCCCAGTGCCGCTGCACGATGGGGCTCGTGTTCGCACCGGCAGCCGCCAGCTTCATCGAGGAGCTACAGAAGGGCGACTACCCAGGTCATCCCTTCCGTGGGAACCAATACGTCAAGGTGCCCAGTGCCGGGACACCGGACCCGGCAAGGCAGTTGGGCTATCAGGACCATCCGGTTTCGGCGTACCTATCGCACGTGTTCATCAGCGACCCGATCCCCCCTATCACGCCGACGATGGACCGTCTGGAGAAGGAGTTCCGGCGCTACATGCCGAATGCCAAGGTCTCGCTCATGCCGGGGGACCCCGGCCGAGGAGTCTCCGAGGCAGACATCGAGGCGCTGGCCAAGACGGTGCGCAAGGTTGCTCAGGACTTTCCCGAGACATTGCGGGGACTCGACGCATTTCGTTTCGGGTACTACGGCGGCGAGCTTGGCGAGACGGCTGGTGGGGCTACGACGTTCGCCATCGCTCAACTTGCCAACTCCACCAAGGTCCGTTTCATCCACGGGATCGGGTTCAATGCAGCGTCCAAGCCCAGCCTTCACGATGCGAGCGTGGACTCGGGTTACCTCACCACCGACTCGGGGCTCTCGGGCACGTTCCTGCACGAGATGGGGCACGCTGTGTACAACCGGGCCAAGCACGGCTGGCTCACCAACGGGTTCACGAAGCCGAGGGAACCGGGGGACCGCTTCCAGTTCGAGGGTCTCGTTACCAACACCACGTTCCGGTGGGTGATGGGAGTCGACAACCTCTGGTCGCCCGTCTACCCGAGTCGGTACGCCAAAGAGCACTTCGATGAGCACTTCGCCGAGACGTTTGCGTACATGTTCGCCGACAAGTACGGCGTCAGGAAGGGCAAGGACCGTCAGCTCAACCCGGACATGGTGAGCTTCGTGACCGAGGTGGTCGCCTTGGCCGAGCACGACGCACCTCTCCGGTACGACAAGGTTGTCAAGAGCGAGCTGGAGATCG